ATGTAAAAGGCATGGGAGTTATGATGGCATATACAGACCCAGATAAAGACTTTGGTCGTGGTGAAGTTTGTCTTAAATCAATAGACCCTCTTGAAGTGTATTTTGACCCAAGTAGTAAAGATCCCTTTGCTAGAGATTCTAGTCACATATTAGTAGCTAAGTTAATGAGCGAAGCTCAGTTAATACAATATTACCCAGAATATGAAGAGCAAATAAAACAAGTTCAAGAGACTAGCTATATTAATATACCTGCAGAAAGCAGAACTTCTCTGTATTCTGAAGATGTTACAGTTAAGAGTAGAATAGCTGGACAAGAAATTACAGGAGATAGAGAGCTAGAAATGTTTACAAGGTATACAAAAGTACGTATGCCTTATTTTAAAATTTATGACCCTTATAGTAATGAAGAGTATGTGTATAACATACAAGAATATGAAGATTATAAAAATGAGCAGGTAGTAATACTTACTACTGCAGACCAAGAACCTCAAATAATTACAGCTGAAAAAGATGTAAGGGGTTATGTTCAAATGCATGAGCAGTTTGGAGATACATTTCATATGATGATAGACCCTATGTCAGGTCAACAAATGCCAATGGCAGGAGAAGAGCATGAAGGTTCTATTCCAAACTCTACTACTCATATTGATATAGCATCAAAAGACCACCTTATTGATTCTAATAAGATAATGGTAAATGAAATAGAAATAACAAATATTAAACAATGTGTTACTGTTGGTGACCACATGCTTTATGAAGCTATATTACCAATAGAAGAGTATCCAATTGTACCATTTATGAATGGTTTTAATCGTAATCCTTATCCTATGTCTGATGTAAGACTTGTGAAAGGGCTACAAGAGTATATAAATAAAATACGTTCACTAATTATTGCACATGCATCAAGTAGTACAAACGTAAAATTATTAATCCCTCGTGGTGCAGTAAACAAACAGCAGGTAGAACAAGACTGGGGTAGAGCTGGAACAGCGGTCATAGAGTTTGACCCAGAGTTAGGTAGTCCAATAGTTGCTTCCCCTATACCTTTGCCTAATGAATTATATAAAAATGAGGCAGATGCGAAAGCAGATATAGAACGAATCCTTGGTATATACGCTTTAATGCAGGGCGACATGGGTGCTGCACCACAAACTTTTAAAGGTACAGTTGCTTTAGATGAATATGGTCAAAGACGTATTAAATCTAAAAGAGATGATATAGAAGAAGGAATAAATCAATTAGCTAAAGTTGTAGTTGGTTTAATGCAGTTTGTGTATACAGACCAAAAAGTATTAAGACTTATGCAACCTAATAATAAACCAAGAGAAGTTGTACTTAATAGTCCTATGTATGATGATATAGGAAATGTCGTAGGAAAAATAAATGATATAACTATAGGAAAATATGATGTTATAGTTTTATCTGGTTCTACACTTCCAAGTAATAGATGGGGAAGATTTGAGTACTATATGCAGTTATATCAAGCTGGTTTGATTGACCAAATAGAGTTATTAAAACAAACTGATGTTGCAGATATGGAAGGTGTATTAGAAAGAAATGGACAGATGCAACAACTACAAGGTCAGGTACAAGCTCAAGCTGAAGAGATTAAAAGACTTAAAGGTGATTTACAAACTGCACAGAGGGAATCACTACATGATAGAAAGCGTGTAGAAGTAAAAGAATTTGAAAAGAAACTTGCTAAAGCAGAAGCTAAAGTAGAAATGGCTCAACAATTATACAAATCTAGATTATCAGATGAGTTAAAAAATGCAAAGCAAGATCTTTCTGCTGTGAGTGATAATAACCCACAGAGAGAGATGAATGAAACTATATTAAGTATAGAAGATTAATATGGATAGTTTTTTAGGTAGATTATTTAGAGGATATTATAATCCTACAAGACCAGAATATAGAACTGGTGGAGTATATGATTATGATTTTGAAGGTGATTCTATATATGTAAAGCCTTTACCTCATTTTAGCGATGAAGAAAAAACAAAATTTTTACCACATAATAATGTGACTAGTGCAATTAGGAGTTTTATTACAAACGATTATTACAATTCAAGCTATAAGCCACCAATGAATGTAATAGATAATGATTCAGTATATACTAGACCTTCTAGGTATTATCAAGAATCTCCTAGTTTATTAGAAATGTTATATAATAACATAAAGAATTGAGGAGCGGTTGCTGGAATTAACCAAATCGCAAATAAAGGAAAAAGAAAATGGATAATTTGGAAGTAGTTGATGCTGGTTCTGCACCTAAACAAGATGTAGAGATGTTTCAAGGAGAGTTGTCTCAAGAGATACCTTCTGGTAATATTCCTACAGCTGATATTGACCCTGTTAGTGGTCAAGAAGTTGCAGCTCCAATTAGTGAAACCACAGAAAACGGTGTTGACCCAAAAGAAGACACTAATAGGTATGAGTACTGGCAGTCACAGGCTGATAAAGCCAAGAGTGAACTATCTGGTCTTAGAGAAGAACTGGATTATTATAGAAATAGCATGGCTCCTGTTGAGCAAATGTTACGTCAAAATCCAGAGGTTCTCGATAGCCTAGAAGCAAAGCTCTCCAATGGACAACTTGCAGGACAAACCCAGATGGGAGTTCAGCAAACTTCATTGAAGGAGCCAACAGAACCTGAGAAACCAGTTAATTACAATGAAGTCGATGCTTATAATGACCCTCAGTCAGATTCATTTAAGTATCGAGTAGCTAAAGAAGACTATAGAGATAAATATCTAGGTTATCTTAAAGATGTTGATGCACAACGTCAAGCAGAAATGCAGCAAGCATATCAGCAACAGATGGCGCAACAACAACAAGAAGCTATAAGACAACAAGCATATAGTCATGCTGTTAATAATTATGGCTGGGATAATCAAAAAGCAGGAGAGTTCATACAATGGGCATCTGCACCAGATAATCTCTCTATGGATAATTTAGCTAAGTTATTTGAATTAAGAACAAATGCGAATCCAGTAGTGCAACAAAAAACACAAGAGATGCAAAATCAAGCTCAAAGGTTATCAATACCTAAAGACCCTAGTGTCATAACAGGTAAATCTGAACAACCTAGAACTGAAGAGCAAGCTTTTAGTGATGCATTACTAGGTCGCTAGTAATAAGGAGTTACGCAATGGCGGCAACTGAAAAGAAACTTAGTGGTGCTAGTGGCGTTCTATATAACGACAGACGAGATTTTTATATAGACCCACAGGTTACTAAGGAACTATGGACTGATGTTGCTCCCTTTACTACAATGGTTAGTAATCAGGAGCTACGCTCAGTACCAGACCCTGTTTTCAAAATGTTTGAACACAGGAATCCTTGGGTAAAGCAATCTTTTTTAATTAACGAAGCAGATACATTATCAGCTGATGGAACAGAGTCTCCAGCTAGTACTGATTATAGTGACGTTGATGGTATACAAGGATTAGCAAACCCAGCAGATTCATCATGGATTGGATTAGTAGTAGAAATAAGAAGTGGTGGTGTTAAAAAAGCTACAGCTATTATATCTGCTGTTAGTGGTGGTGATATAAAATTCAAAGCTATTTCTACACATGATGGAAGTGACTATTCTATGGCAGATGGCGATGAATGTATTGTAATTGGTAATGCACATGGTGAAGGTAGTTCAGCACCTGATAGCTGGTCTGATGAATTGCAGGTAGTTTATAACTCTACTCAAATATTCAAAACAGCTCTACAGGTAACTGGAACACTTCAAGCTGCAGTACTAAGAGGAGAATCATCTGAGTTAGCTAGACTACGTAGACAAAAAGCTCAAGAACACAAAATGCAGAAAGAAAAAGCTTTCTTATTTGGTGAAAGAGTTGGTGGAACTGGTTTAGGTGAAGCTTCTTACGGAGCAGGAAATAGGGCTTCTAACATTGATGAAACTTTTGCTGATGGTGGAAGAACAGATGCTGATGGTAATTTAATCAGAAGTACTTATGGAATTGTAAGTGCATTGGAAAAATATGGTGAATCATCTTCTTCTGAAGATGCTCAAAATGTTTTTACTGTATCTGAGGCTAGTTACTCTTATGGCAATTTTGTAGACGATATGGAAAAAGTATTCCAGTATGTTCCAGAAGCAGGCGTTAAGCGTGCTTTCGTGGGAGCTGGTGCTTTAGGTTATTGGTCTAAAATGGCAGGAGATTCTGGATTAGCTGGAAACTCTGGATGGAGTGTTAACCTTGGTGACATGAAGCGTGATTCATTAGGATTTAACTACAGAGTACTTGAGACACCTCATGGTATGATTCAGTTAATTCCAACTCCAGCATTAAGAAATGACTATAATAAGTACATGGTTGTAGTATCTGATGAGAATCTATTTCATGCGCAGTATAGACCTTCTGTGTATCAGGCTAATATTAAAACTGACAATGCTTTTGATGGTGTTAAAGATCAGTATATGTCTGATGAAGGACTAGGAATACAGCTAATTGAGAGTCATTCTCTGTTTAAAATCACAGATTAAGGAGGCTTATTATGGCTAGAACTTATCTAGGTGGTTCAAGTGCAGGCATAAAAGAACTTACTGCAGCTTCGTCTTTAGCGAATGCAGATAGTGGTAAGATTTTTATGCTAAACTCAGCAACAGAGTTTGCAACAACACTTCCAGCTCCTAAAAAAGGATGGGAAGGAACCTTTATAGTAAAAGCAGCACCTTCTGGAGCTAGCTATACTGTAGTTGCCCCTTCTGGAGCAATACTTGGTTCTATAAGTGCTGGTGCAGCTGACGATGCTGCTGATACAAGTGATGGTAGTGATACTACTATTTCTTTTGTTGACGGACAAGCAGTTGTTGGTGACTATGTAAAGCTAGTTTGCGATGGTACTAATTATTATATAATTGGTGGACTTGCAAAAGTAGCAGCTGGTATAACGATTAGTTAATGTAAAATAAAGAGCGAGGGGCTTTATGCCCCTCCTCTTATGAAAGGAAAAACATATGCCGATGGGTAAAGGAACGTATGGCTCTAAAAGAGGCAGACCTCCAAAAAAGAAAAAAGGTAAATCCATGCCTAAGAAAATGGGTAAAAAAAGATATAAAAAATAAACTATATGACTATGAGAGTTGCCAAGCTCGGTAAGTCGTAAGGAGAATAAGATGGCAAATATAAATGAATATTCAGTAAAAGAAGCACAAAACATCCAGCTAGGTCAAGCTGGTGCTAAATTTATAAATGATGGCGAAGAACATTCTGGTACATTTGTAGCTATACAAATTTTAACAAATGCAACATTTGAAGAATTAATTCCTAATGATACTACTAATGGCTATGGAGTTGGTAGTTATAATGGTAATTCATTGAGTGGCGTAGCAGTACCTGCTGGAAATATACTATATGGTAACTGGAGTAAAATAGAATTATCTGGTGGTTCAGTTATCGCTTACTTAGGTTAATAATGACTTTTATACAACAAGTAGAAGATTTAATTGGTGACCAAGATAGTGGATTAGATACTGCAATACTGCAATATCTAACTGCATCTGCTAGAGAAGTTCAGTCTATATTACCTATAGGTATTAAATTACGTTTAGGTTCAACAACTACTGTTAGTGATAGTAATGGATTTAGTTTAGATGATAAAGAAGTTGTAAATATAGAAAGAGCAGGTTTTTCTATGACAGAAGTACCTGTTGGTAGAAAAGCAGATATAGTAGATTCAAATAGTTTACTTTTTGCTACTAAAAGAACACCTGTTTATTTTGTACAAGGAACTACATTATTTAGTAAACCAGATCCTACTGGAAGTGAACCAGTAAAAGTATATACTTTAAGTTATCCTACAATTGGTAGTAGTGATACTACAATAACTAATATGCCAAGTACAGCTTACTATGCAGTAGTGATAGGTGCTGCTATTAAATTTTTACAAAATGTATTAAATACACAAGTGCAAACAGAAGAAGATGTTGAACTAGCTCAAGGTACTACATTACAAATACAAAATTTAAGTGCTTTGTATTCAGCAGAAGTACAAAGATTAGGAGCATTAACATGACACAACAACAATTACATGAGTTAATTCGTGAACATCATCCTGACATGAGTGAAACAGAAATACGCATAAGACTAAATAATGCGTCTAAAGAGTTTGCTAGAAAAAGTAGAAGTCTTGAAGGTGCATTTGAGTTTCCTACTGAAGTAGGTAAAAGATATTACGGATTAGATAGTAAAATTATAGAAGTTAAACATGTTGATTTTGATGGTAAAACTATACAAAGAAGTTTAGTTAGACCAGAAGAAAGAGATTTAACATAATGGAACATTTATATTTTATAGAACGAGGTGCTATTGCAATAGTTAAACATAATGGTGGTCAAAACTTTGCAAGTCCAACATCTGTTAAAACAGTTACAATGTTTGTAATAAAAGAAGATGATGAATTTATATCAGGTACAAGTGCTACTGATAATAAATTACATATGAACCAATCACCTTCATTTGACCCAGAATTTCATGAAGCATTGACTTATAAAGTTATTGCTGAAGGTTATGAAAAAAGACCAGATACATTAGAATTAGCACAATACTTTAGAGTATTATTTGAGCAAAAAGCTAGAGAGTGTTTAGAAGCTGCTAATAAAGGTATAGATGGTTCTGGTTATACAATTGCAGGATACGATTTATAATGTCATTTGTTACACAATATGGACAAGAACAAGAAATAAGTGCTACATGGAATCTTGCTGATATTACATTTAGTACTGCAGATTTTTCATTTAATTCACTTACTGCTACAGTTATAATAGATAATACTACAACATTATCTGAAATAAGTATAGATAAACCTGTATATACAATTGTACCTGATATTCCATTACCAACATATACAGCAGTAGCACAAGCAGCAAAACCAACATTTACGGAGGTATCAATTGGCTAGTTTACAAGATAAAGCGATAAAAGATTCGTATAAAGACTTATTAACAGTTGCAGGTACAACTGCAAATGAAGGTTT